CTGGAGTTTCCCAGTTTGAAGCGTTACCTCTAGAGAAGTCAACTCCTACTGGTGCATACATTTGCGCCCAAAGCGCTCCTGCTAAACAATCAGCTGCTGCAACTACTGCTGTAGCTGCTGGATTAATTAATTGTAATGTATATTTCCATGAAGTTCCTCCAGCTACTTGCTCAGGTGCTTTCATAATACGTGCTTGAGTACCTGCTTGAGATACTAATACGTATGGAAATACAAAGTGTTTGTCAGGAAATTCAAGTTCGAAGCTTGCTCCTCCTAATCCTATTGCTGTTCCTGTTGGTCCTGCCGCTGCTACTGGTCTCGTTCTTAATCTATGTGTTGCCACACGATATTCATACTCTAAGCGGTCAATAGATTTAGTGTTACCAACACCTTCTGTTAAGAAAGATAGAGGGAATCTTTTATCGTCTTTTCCTGCTAAATGAGTAATAATCGGAGACAGTTCAGTAGGCTTAGACAACATTGCATTCGCTAGACTGTTCATATCAGTCATTTGTGAATCGTTGTAAAACGTCTTTTGAACGCTTATATTTGTTCCGTTTACTGCCATTTTAATTTATTTTATTGTAGGGTACCTATTTCCCTGTCCAGGTATATTTTTAAATATTTAGATCTAAATTATCTAAATCAATATTTTTACTTTTTCTAGATTTCTTACGAGCACTTTTTACAGTATCTTCGTTTCTAGATATTTTATCTCTAAGTGATGTAGCCGCCTTAGTTTTAGCTTTACTATTAATAATCTGTTCTAAATTAAATCCTTTAAACATTAAATAATCTATTGCTAATTTAATTTCCATTTCAGAATTTGCATGTGCAAGATCTCTTTCAGTATATCCTTCTTTATCTACTGGTTTAGAAAGCCAAGTAAAAAATTTAGATTTTTCTTTTTCCGGTACTTGTAATCCAGCAAATTCTGTAGAATTTTTAATAGTTTCTGATATACCTCCCCAAAATTCTTGCTGTTTTTGATGCCTCACCTTTAATTTTTCTTTTTGTTCTTCTACCATTTGAGATTTTTTTTGTGCCTGTACTTTACCTAAAGCTTGTCGTGCTGCTTCAGCCTTATTATGTAATTTTCCAGAATCTTCATAATCTTCAATTATCTCTTGTATAAATTCTTTATCATGCCCTTTAGTAGTAAAATAATCTGATAAAATTGCTTTCTGACTACGAGAATCATCCTCTGCAAGTTCTATTTTATTATAATCTAAATTTGGATCATAAGCCTGCATAAAATTTTCACTCTGACCTCCATTTAAAACATATTGTAAATGTTCTTTAACTAAAGGGAATGCTTCAAGTACTTCATCTATTCTATCATCAGCCATTTGAGAAGCTACATCTTTTGTCATATTAGCTAATCCTTCAGACGTATCTGCATATTCTTGATCAACTTCATATCCTAATTTAGATAAAACTTCTGATACAACTGTATCTTCACCTTCGTTAGATGGTTCTATATCATCATCTACTTTTTTATCTTCTACTTCTTTTACCTCTTCTGTTTCTTCTTTTTCAGTTTCTTCTACCGTATCCTCAATATTATCAAGTTCATTAGTAGATTCTTCTTTTACTTCTTTTACTTCTTCTTTTTCTACAGGCTTCTCGATTTCATCGATAGCAACTGTATCAACTCCATCACCTGCAATTACATCATCAAAAGTAATGTCGTCTAGTTGAATTTTTTCATTTGGTTCCATATATTGTTTTTAGTTTTAAGTTACAAATTTAATAATTATATTGATATTTTTTATAATTTTTTATTTTTTAAGGTTTCTATTATTATATAACACTTCTTATAATTTAGGACCTAAGTAAATATTATCATTGAATCTATTTCCTAATATATTAGGTGTTTTTGTAGTTGCTAGAGAAGGTTTAAGTCCTGATAGAAGATTGGTATTTTGTATTTTAGATATAAATGGATTTACATTTTTATCATAAACTGATTCTAATGAGGGTAGTCCTCCTAAATTTTGCCATGACTCTGGTATGAATCTATTCCCTAATTTAGCTCCATAATACTCTAATCCTTTACCAATACCAGCAGATTTTGAGCGGAGAGCTAAAGCTCTAGTTAGTACACTTGCATAATCACCCTTCCAGGCATCGTGAGACATTTTATAACCTTCTTTTATAGTTTGTAATCTTGGATCCACTTCAACAACTCCTCTACCTGTTTCCATTAGACGATCTCTTATATTTCCCTCATAATCTCCTGTACTTAAATCCCATCCAAGATTTCCAGCCAGATTATATATTTTAGGTAAAGCATATAATTTTGCCGCATTATACGCTGTTTGCAAACCTCCTTTTACAATAGGTCTAAGTGCAGCGCTTTTCCTCATTATATCAGTACCTCGTATCATCTGATTTACATAAGGTGATGCTCCTCCTAATCCTCCTCCTCCTCCTGCTAATGTAGCAACTCCCAGAGCATTCCATTTCATCATAGTATTACCACTAGTATGTAATAAATTTTTATAATGGTCTTTTAGTCTACCCTCTTCTTGAGCTTGTGTTAAATTCTGAAGTGCGATTTGAGATCCCTTTCCACCATGCATTTGACTTGTCATTAAACTATTTGATAATATAATATTCATATTTCTTTTAGTATCATCTATCAGTTTATCACCACTTCCCTCTCCTCTCTTAATTCTTTTACTAGTTGTTATCTTTTCTGAGGCTACTTTCTTTCTAGATCCTGTATAATCATCGCTAAACAAAATCTCTCGTTGAACAGGAGTAGGCATTGGTTTTTCACCTTTTTTTAGTGCCGTCTGATAATTCTCCTTTAATGTAGCAGCAAATGCAGCATCTAATTCATTTTCCCTTGCTTCTACAATAACGTTATTATTAATGACTTGAGTAGCATCAGACCTAGTTGTTATAGGATTCATATTAAATGCACTCATATCAAACCCAGCAGTTTGGTATTTCTGTACATAACCACGTTTTCTTAATCCACCTTTTTGATAAGCAGCTGGTGATTCTATTATCGTTCCTTCAGCTGGACCTGTTGGTAGATCTTGTATTCCTGGGGGTACATTTTTATAACTTTCTACTAAATGCCCTTGATCATCGACTTTTTGAATATCAATAGGTGCTTTCATACCAACAGTATTAAAAGACTGATTAGGTTGTACATCAGGGAAAGCCATACTAGCTTGTGTATTCCCCATAGTATGTTGTTCTCTTAATCCTACTTCTTGCTCTTGTTGCGTTTGCGCAACTTGCATCTCTTGCTCTTGTTGTTGTTGTATCTGAAATTCTTGAACTAAATCCCTACCGCTAACAGCCGCTTGAAATACTTCAGAAATACTTCCTGGGTATCCAGAATTTCTAACATTATTTAATATTTCTCTTCTACGAGCGTTTGTTAGCATTCTTTTTAGCTATATCTTTTTTAATTTTATTATCTTCTCTTTTTACTTGATTAATATCTCTATTAATATTTTCATCAGCCATATTACCTCTACGTTTTTCTACTAATTCTTGCTCCCTTAAATCTAAATCTCTTTGTTTAAATTCAAAGTCTTGCATCATTTTTTGTAAATTAAGTTCAGAAGCTTCAACATCTTTTTTAGACTCTGCATTAATTAAAGCAATCTCAATATCTTTTTGTCTATCTTTTTCTTTCTCAATATTTTCAGCTTCTACTTTCATTTGTTCAGCTTCTAATTGTTGTTGTTGCATTTGTTGTTGTGCTTGTTGTTGTGCTTCTTCTAATTGTTTTCGAGCTTTATCTGCAGCTTTAAGATTTTTCTTAATTTGTTGGAAACTATCTGAATCTAACATTGCAGCTATATCACCCGGACTAGATCCGTTTTGCATCATAGCTTGAGTTAAACCTTTAATATTCTGTAATTTTTCTTGATCTTTTCCTGCATCAGAAACGAATATACCATAGTTAGTTTCTAAATGATCCATACTATCTAGATTTAAGAAATCTGTTGCGCCATCAGGCATAACATACATAGTTTTCTTTCCAGTTAGCCAAGCTTCTTTTGAATAATCTAATAGAGCTTGAAAATCTCTTTGTTCCATCCTTTCAAATTTTCTAAATAAATCTTCAGTAATATGTGATGACTGTAAGATTGCTTGTTGAGAAGATGCTTTACCTTCATATGCTCCAATCTCACCTTGTCTTTGTCTACTTACACCAGATATTTTCTCCCATTCTACTAATATAGATTCTAATAACTGTATATATTGTCCAATTGTTTTAATAGACATATCTAATACAGATTGATGTTGTGGATTAAGTTGTATTCCTTCCTTATTATAATCTACCCAAGCAATACCTGTTCCTTCTACATAATACATAAATTTATCCATATCCCATTTTTTAGGGATCATATTAATATCAAACTGTGCAATAATATCTTTACTTCTAGCTATGGCAAGTTCTAATCTATATTTATAAATATTATAATTTAACTGATAAGGTATCCCAAGTTTAACTAAAGATATATTAGAAGAATTTATATCGGAATAACGTCTACCATTAATAGGTAATTTACATTTAGATGGATTATCTAAAGATATTCTTTGATTAGCTATAGGATTCATGTTAATATAAAATCTACCATCAATTCTAGTTCCTTCCCATACCTCATTTACCCATCTCCACTCTAATTTAGCTCCAGCTTCTTTCATTTCTGCAGGCATTCTAAATCCATCTTCGACTTCTGCTACTTCAGCCATACCTGTTTCTGGATCCTCATAATTTAAAAATCCTATTCTTTTTCTAGATTTCCAGTAAACAGTTATAACTTCAATTAATCTATTTCTAAAAGAATTAACATCTTTATTTTGAGAATTAGCATATAAAAAAGAAACATCACTCTCAGAATGTCTTGGCTCTTCTAACTCTAATATTTGCTGTTCTGTTAAACTATCATAATAAGCGTCAATTACGCTAGATGCATGTACATATTTTCTTACTAAAGCCCAGTCTCCATCTTCTACAAATTCTAAATCTGGATCTAAATCATAATCAACATCTAAAGGATTTAATACTTCATAAAAAGGTTCATTATTCCTAACTCCTCTATGTGTGTAACATTCTCCTGTAACTAAATAATGAAACCAAGCTTTTTGTATTTTATCATATACTTCTTGCTCTTGCATTATATAATTTAAAGATTGTTGACCAAGTACAGCTCTATTATCTACATAAGTACTATCAAACAGCGCTGCAATATGTTCTGGTAATGGGGGTTCTTGATTTGGATCTTGTCCCATATCTTGACCTTGTGCCTGTACAGCTTGCATAAAATGTTGTTGTAGATTTTTAAAGATTAATTCTGCTTTAGCATTCTCTTTAATTGAAATACTATCAGAATTTTGTACTGTAACAGTATAATTGAGAGGTCTTTTAGATTTTTCCCCTAGAAGAAGGTCAATTATGGGTTTGATAATGGGGTAATTACGCATTTCCGAAGGAAAGTTCTTACGAGATTTACCGTAAGGTTTTAATACGTAATTATAATCTCCCTCATCAATTACACCGTTATAGTAGTCGTATAATATTTTTAATTCATCTTTCTTATGTGAGTGACTTGTTCCTGAATTAGACAAATTTATAAATGCTTCTACACATTCTTCACCCCACTTTTTATTTTTTTTAGTAATCGAGAGCTTTTGTCTCGGTATTTTATCATATCCCATAATCTACAAATTTAATTAAATTTATCCTTAGTTTTAGTGTATAAGTAAATATTAATCTTATATTTATAAATATAACACTATAAATAATTACAAATATCGTATAAACTATATTTTAAAGTTAATTCTTGACCTTGTTCTATTTTCTTAATCGTCTTTAATTTTTTATAATGATAATCTCCATCTTCTTCTATTAATTCACAATTTGGAGTATCTGAATGATTTATAAAACCTCCTAATGGTGTCCTAATATAATCATGTTGAAATTCAGGATCATATATATGGCTAATACCTATAACGACCTCTCCCGGAATATCTTCTTTAGCGAGAATCCCAGCTCCATGAATTTGTGACGGACCTATTGCTAAGTATTCTGGTAGAGGGTTATAAGGTTCTTTGTTTTTACATTTATTCATATTAATAATAATTTTGGTCAAACCATTTATCTGCAGCCCTATCTTCTAACACATCTTTAACTTCTGCATTGTATAATTCTCTAGTATGATACATTCCAACCATAAATGCCATTACCCTATCAAAGTTACCATGATGATTAAATTTAATTAATTCAGTTAATAGCGCTGGATCATAAATTTTATGCAAATTTAGTAATTGTTTTCCAGATTCATCAGTATTTCTTACAGTATTTAACCAATCTCTTATATATATTTCACCTTGACGCTTCCTAGCTTCAGTCATATGCATACCATATTGACGTTTTACTGTCTTACTTCTAAGTTCTTTTTTATCTAACATCTCAAACTCTTCTTGTAATTTATGTAACTTTCTATACCTTTTTGCGTACGCTATAACTTCACCACGATCATTTTCAAATCCTATTTTACATCCATAATAATCTGCTAGTAGAAATAAATTTCTATTGTAATCATCTTGAGTATTAGGTCTACCTACATAAGAAGCTACAATAATATCATCTGGTTGAGATAAATTATTAGGACGTTTTAATACATAAGCTGCACCTAAAGATGTACTATCTGCAGATTGATTTTGTCCATATGGGTCATGACAAATTACATATAGATTATGAGGAACTTGCTGTTTTTCATTTTTATACGGAGCTTCATATATAACTACCGCCCCAGTTTTATCATCATCTTTTCTATGTGGATATTTAATAATTTGTTTTAAATCTCCATCTATTGTAAATTTAACTTCACCTTTACTATTATGATATAATTTTCCTACTGTTCCTACAGCTTGCAGTCCCCTAGCTTTAACTATATTATATTGTTCTTGAAGCGAAGCTATATCAAATAAATTAGAAGTAATTTGTAGTGTAGCTTCTTGAGGAGAAAAAGGGTGCTCAGCTATATATTGGTCTAATGATTTAGCATCTGCAGCACCTTTTTTCTTTTCCCTCATTTCTAATTCGTATTCTACAGCTTCTTTTTTTAATGAATTTCCTTCATCATCTATAAATCCATCTAAATTAGTTTGAATAGGAATAAAGTATCCACATGTTGTTCCCATAGCTCCTTCATCCCATGTATTTTCATAACTCATACAATCATAAGCGTCAGGATTATAAAATATTTCTTCCATAGCTTCAAAATCAGATCCCTCTGTACCACCTGTACCAAAAGCTACCATCATTCCTAATGTTTTACTACCTTGTCTCATTGTTGGCATTGTTACTTCCCAAGCTTTTAATAATCCTGGGAAAGACCCAGCCTCTTCAAAAAATACTAACTCTCCTGCTTTACCCCTTACTTTATCTGGATTATCTTTTAAACTTACTCCTAATATTTGAGACTTCATTCCCATTTCAATCTCTAATCCATTTACTTTCTTTTTATATCCAGACATTTTATGCATTTCTCTATCTTTCAATCTAGGTTGTGACCATGCTGTATGATCATCTATAAAGGATAAAAATTCCCAAGCTTTAGATAAAAGACCATCACCAATTAAATATTCTTTCTGAGCGGCAAAGACAAAGTTTTTAGAGTTTTTAACAAAAAAGTAATTTCTAGCAAGCATAGAACCAGCTTTATACGAATACCCCTTTCGCCTAGCTTTTAAGACAATCATATGTTTATTATCTCCCCTTGCTTTATCTATTTCATGGAAATATTTATAATCACCATCATAAAATCTAGGGAAAGTTCTTTCACGTTTAGCTTGAATAGAACCATCTGGTAATTCCTCATCTACTGCTCTATCTATAGGACAATAATTTAAATAAAAATAATGAAAGCCTGTTATATATAACTTATCAATTTTATATCCATACAAACATCTATTACGTTCTTTATCCCAAAAATCATAATATTCTCTTGTTCCTGGGAGAGCTGAAGTATAATGTCCAGCCTCTAAAAATTTAAGTGCAGAAGGTCTTAATCTATTGGTATCTTTAAGCATTTATTTTTAATCTTAGTTAACTCTGCACATTTTTCATAGTCTTCTAATTTAATAAAATATTCAACAACCATATCTATTATATCTGCAGATCTACCATCTTCTACAACAGGGTCAAAGGGTAAAAAGAATTTATCAAACTCATCTTCTTCTAGAGAATAATAAATATCATCCAATGTTTTACGTTTCGTAATTATATTATAAGCATTTTCCATTGCTTTCTCATACATTTCTAAGTCCTCTAAAAAATCCATTACATACTATATTTATTTACTTCAATTCCACCTCTATTTGTATTGGCGGCTTGTTCTTCTTTTT